GGAGTCATCTAAGAGAATAATAGTAGAGCAGGGAGGTACACGCTCAGGCAAAACTTATAATATCCTTATATGGCTTCTAGTAGGATACCTAGCTCAAAACACGGGAAAGATTGTAACCATATGCCGTAAGACATATCCTGCATTACGGGCGAGTGCCATGCGTGATTTCTTACAGATAGCTCAAGAGCTAGGAATGTATGACGAGAAAAAACACAATAAATCAAATTCAGAAATCCTGATTCATGGCAACCTAGTTGAGTTCATTGGAATGGACCAACCTCAAAAAATCAGGGGAAGGAAACGTAATATCTTATATGCGAATGAGGGGAACGAATTGTTTCTAGAGGATTGGAGGCAATTAAGTTTGCGTACAAGCGATAAGATGATAATCGATTACAATCCGTCTGAGGAGTTTCATTGGATATACGACCAAGTCATACCTAGAGATGATTGTGATTTTTTCAAAACTACATACTTAGATAACCCATTTCTAGAGGATACTCTAGTTGAGGAGATTGAGAGATTAAAAGAAGTCGACGATAACTATTGGCAAGTCTATGGTTTAGGAGAGAGGGGAAGGAGCAAGGCGTTAATTTTTAACCATGACCAAATTGATACGATTCCTAGCGATGCAAAATTCAAAGCGTATGGGTTAGACTTTGGATATTCCAACGACCCAACGGCTCTTGTATCAATATGGGAGAAGGACAGATATCTGTATATTGACGAATTGATATATAAGACGGGAATGACGAATCAGGATATCTCCAATGAACTCAAGAGTCTAGGGATTGACAAGCGTGATATTATATGGGCAGATTCATCTGAACCTAAAAGTATCGAGGAGATTCATCGTATGGGCTTTAATATACGACCCGTTACTAAGGGCAGGGATTCTATTGATGTTGGAATTGACATTATGCGTAGATTCAAATTAACTATTACTAGCAGGAGCGTAAATCTCATTAAGGAATTCCGTAACTATAAATATATAGAGGACAAGAATGGCAAGGTAACTAATAAGCCATTGGATGCTTTTAATCATGGAGTCGACGCATCTAGGTATGCAGCCATGATGACATTCTCTCGACCGAATGTAGGGAAATATTCTATACGATAAACAAAGGGGATTTCTCCCCTTTGTCATGTGTTAGAAAATCTCCAGGATTATTCTACTTTCGGTTTTCGATACACATGGTAGTTCATCAATTCACACATTTCCCATAGGAACTCTGTGTGAGCAATGTGCTGTTCGGGTGCCCACACATAATCTTCTGTGAGGCATAGCCACCATCCATCTTCTCCTTCGTAGCTGAGGGAGGAAACCCTAGGGTCATCTAGGATTTGTTTTTCTGTTCTAACTTTTTTGAATTTTTCCATAATGCTATACAAAGATAAGGATAATTTTTTACAATTCCAAATTTGGAATATAAATATATTATGCCTATCTTTGTTATATGGGAAACCGAATAATATATTCAAGGGCATGGCTGCAAGGAAGTAACGCAGCTTATACTCTAGCGACAGATGGAGCTAAATGCCATCTACTTATGAAAATCGTCAAGACGGGCGATTGGCAAATTATTTCAACCTATCCTAGTCTAACAGATATTCTAGGATTGACAAGTCTAACTATTGAGGATTACGAAATCGCCATCCCACAAAGCAGATGGGCAGACCTTTCTACTCAGCTCAGGAATAACGAGGATTGGGTATCAGATGGCAGGATTCAATCTATGACATTAGGGAGGGGTCAAATATGCGGATAGAAGGATTAAACAACATGGGTCAATGGGATAGGGTACGAGCTATTGCACTAGCAAAAGTTATCATCGATGCTCAGATTGATTTAGACGATAGCTCCGTCATAGCCTTTAACTCATATAGCGGATATGTTTACTTTTATTCAGAGCTTTACTCATGGCAACTATGCATTGGGTTGGGATGGGATGAGAAACGAGAATCTATCGAAATTCTGATTACCAATCCTGAGGATGGTGAGGAACATTTTCAGGATTTAGGAAATATGAATCTGTTTGAATTAGACGATTACGCAATGGGAATTTACGAATCATGGGAAGAGGGGGAGTAACCCCCCCTTTTTTTATTTTAAATTTGGAATTATCAATACTTTTTATTATCTTTATACCGATGAAAGAATTTATGGAAAACTCATTTTTAACTAGAATGGACCTTACGAGGCTCCAAGACATTATCAAGAACGCACACCAAGTGTACGAAGCAAGAATTTTGCATCTAGACGATGACAAAATGGGAAACGAATTAACTAGGATTTACCGCGACGAGCAGATGCGAATGATGGAATTTATTAAGGATATCGAGCAGCAGACTTTTAAGGCTCGTCGGGAAGCAGAAGAATCCAATAACAGAGAGGAGGTCAAATAATGGATAATCACTTTGAACGTTCAGAACATATCCAAATGGAAATCTCCATTGACCATACATACTATACTATTGGGCTTGATTGCTACTTTGACGTTATCGATGATGGATATGGAGAGGGAGAAGTTCACGGATACAAATACAACCATAAACATTATGTTATCCGATTGAATAGCTATGATATTGATTACGAAACCTTGAATAGAGAGGAATACAAATTAGTCCAACCATACATACCCAAGCATCCATCTTTCCATACTATGGTCGAGAACGAATTGAATCGGCAACTAGACCCGATGGATTATCTAAATTAATATTTTCTACTAATGCAGAGAGGGGAGCAATGCTCCCTTTTGTAATTCAAACATAAAGGTTAAAACACGTTATATTATAGAATGAAGAATATCAAAACGCTAGAAGATGTAAGACTTCATCAATGGGTAGAACTTATGGAGTTCCTAGAAACCAAGCCCGACAAAGAGAAGATTGGCTTTGCCGCAATCTCTATTTTGTACGAGATTAGCACTAGGGAGGCACGTAAGCTACCATCGGATACCATAGAGGGGTATCTATCAGATATCGAGAAGATAATGTCAGAGAAGCCAAATCTCGTGCAACGCTTTACTATGGAAAGACAAGAGTACGGCTTCATTCCTAACTTGGATAAGATAACCGCAGGAGAATGGGTAGACATTGAGAATAATCAAAACGATAAAAAGAATATGTGGAAGATAATGAGCGTACTATATCGCCCATTGATAGAGGAGGCACCATATGGTCATTACGAGATAGCCGAATATGACGGGGAGTTTCGAGAGGAATTTAAGCAGATGCCAATGAACATTGTATTAGGTGCACATCTTTTTTTTTGCGATTTAGGGATAGACTTATTGAGTTATACCCTGAATTGTTTGGCACCCGAGAAGAGCGAGAAGCAGAAGCGGACAAAAGCGTTGGATGGGGATTTGAAACAAGCCTTCAAGCGTTTAATAAAAAGTGGGGGTGGACAGGTTGGATACTCGGATTATGTAATAACGATGTTACAAGACTTGAAGCAATTTCGAAACTCCCTTTACATCAAACTCTAATCTTCTCTAGCTATCGAAATGAACACAACGAATTACAACAAAAATCCTTAAAGAAAAAACATGGACATAAATAAAAACCATATAGGGACTGCCAATTACTTTTGGAGGCAAGTAGCATCTAGAATGAAAGCTCAGTATAGCCACGGCTCATTAACTGAAAAAGATTTCAAAGCGATTGCAGTTTACCCTTTGTTACATACTACCATTAACTCAATTCAGGTAGCAGAGCAAACGGCAACAATGCAGTTTACTATTATGATAGCTGACCAAAACATTAATTACTCAAATGATTTTCAGGGATTAGACCAAGCATCAGTTTTCGAAGAATACGGATATACAGAAAATGCCAATTACGCATTTGTGTTGCAGGAGATGTACATTCGATTAACGAAGGAGATGGAATATCAAGAGCAACAGATGTTTAACTCTCTCCAAATTCAGAAGCCGTATACATTGACTCCATTAGTAGAAGATTTGGATGCAGTCCTGACGGGCTTTACTGCTGATGTTTCATTGGATATTATTAACCCAATCGTTACTGATGGCTGGTGTTAAAATGCCCAATACCGAAGCTCAAATCGAGAGGATGGCAATAGCCGTACAAGAGGGTGTTAGGTCAGCAATTCGCAGACCAACAAAAAAAGTTGGTGTAAAACTCAAATGGAAAAAAGTAGGCGATGGTTGGGAATTTAAGAAAGCAGGAAAGAAAACATATAGGTCAAGAATCAAAGCAACGGGAAATCTAGAGCAGAATACAAAGGCAGTCAAAATTGATACTTTTAGTTGGCAGTTGCAGATGCCCTATTATACATATTGGTTAATCAACGGCAGAAAAAAAGGGAAGGGAGTTCCTCCACAGATATTACAAAAATGGCTCAAGGTTAAGAGGATAAAACCAAGAAACGAGAAAGGAAGATTTGTAAAGATGAGCAGGGAAGCACTAGGGTTTCTCATTAATCGAAAAATCAAATATTACGGAATCGATGGTAACGATTTCATTACTCCCGAAATCGAGGATGTAGAAAGGCGTTATAAATCCGCATTAACAAGAGCAGTAAACAAAGACATAGAATTAAATTTGACAAATGGCAATTAGTTATACAGAACAACCATCGGGAGTTGCAGGAGCAAATTCCCCAATGATATATCAAGTATCAGATACAACGTATTCAGGAACGGCAGGTTTCTATTATAATTTCGATATTTATGTATGGAGTGGGACATCAACTCTTCCTGCTTCTCCCATAGCGACATTGACTAAATTACCTGATGCGTTTGCCAATGGGAGGGCATATATAGACATACACAGAATAGTTACTGAATATATCAGTTTAGAATATTTGACGTTTGGAGATTCAACACCTAGCATCAATACGGGAGCATATTATGTTCAAATCGAAACTAGCGGTTACAATGATGCAGGAGGAGGAAGCCCAATTACACCTGCGGTATCTAGCAATCTCGTAACGGCAACAAGAGGATATAGTTTGAGTAAGGATGGGCTAAATGTAGATTTACAACAAGCCGTTTATTCAGATAGGGAAACAATATATTTAACTGAGCAAACTGAAATCGATTATTTATGGTACGATGCAAATCTCGTTTCCTCAATCGATGTTGGCACACATACTATCACTCCTGCTCCAATAGGAACATCAAGTGTAGAAATTCAGGGTTTCGATATTGTAGATGCCATGAATACGGGAGGAGTTTGGGGGACAGATTCTACCATTACATTCAATCTATCAGGAGGAGGCACTCAAGAGATTGAAGTGCAATTCGATTGCGAAACTCGATATGGGTCTTATTCTACTTTATTCGTAAACCGATATGGAGTTTATGAGGGGATGACATTTAACGG